CTACACTTTTTTATACACCGTTTCACCCTGTATTACATTATTCGCTTTATCAAGGATATTCTCCCCCCTTGAATCCTGAAGGGTATCGAGAAACGAATATCTCGAAGGGTAGTCTTTAAATGCGGTCCCTACAATTTTTGTACCGTCCGCTTTATGTGCCGTATAACCTCGCAACAATGTTTCCTCTGTTATTGTATCCTCAGTCAGATCTATGAGGGTCCTACCGCTATAAACGACTTTACTTGTAGCCATTTAAGCCTCCCTCCTACCCGATAGTTACCGTGGTACCTCCAGCGGGATTTTCACTTTCCTGATACGGAATTGCTGCAACTGTAACCTGTGATAAGTAGTTATATCCTTCTTCAGTATCTGGTAATACAGTCTGTTCTGTGGTTTTCGGTGTAACTGTCTTGGCCTGTGGTTTGGCGTCTTCTGTTCCAGACATCGTTCCCTCAACGCCAAGCAACGTAATACCCTCTCGAATATTAGCAGGAACCAATTTTTCTTTTTCTGTATCTACAATTCCAACTTTACCAGAACCATCATGATATCCCTGAGGAACTGTATATTGCTCATCCTTAGAAGAAATTGTTCCAGCCACAGCACTATTGTTTTTCATAGTACCAGTCAGTTTCTGACCTCTTACATAAGCGGTCTTTCCCTGAAGAATTTCAGCAACAGCAGCCGTCGCATCACTAGAATCTACATCGTACTTACAAGTACCGGTGATAGTGTCTCCTTTTTTATCATGAGCTGTAAATCCATCAAGAATTTTATCAGCAGTGACAGTATCGCCACTTAAATCGATCAGTGTCCGTCCACCATAAATTACTTTGTTAATAGCCATATTCGTATCATCCTCTCTTTTAAAAATAAAAAAGAACGGTTTCCCGCTCTAATTACTCATTTTTATTTGCCTGTTTGATAATCTGATTTACATAATTACTGAGACCCGCCATTAAAATTCCCTGAACAATCGCTGTAAAGACCGCCATAGCAATCTCCTGACCGTTACCTAACGGGGATGTTGCCAGAACCCAAATTCCACAAAGAACGATTCCTCCAGCACCCAGAAGCATCGGGATATATTTATCCTTAACCATCTGTGTCTGCTTCAATGCCATTCCGCAGAAATACAGAACAATCGCTACGACAATCAATTCCGGCTTTACATAATTCATAATCTGTTCCATGATTGATTCCTCCTACTGATTTTTTTGAGTATATGTTGATTTATGAATGGGTAGTTTGTTGACTTCCGACATAACTTTCTTCGCCGAACCATTTCCTCCCATTTTTTCATAAGGCTTATAGAGATAATCATGCAGATTTTCATATTCATCCTGCGTAATCCATCCCCGATCGATATAGGACATGCCAAGATATACGATTCTGTCATGAGCAAGCCCAATCAACATCTGTGTTCTCACATCTTTTTTCTCGCTTCTCTTCTGGATGTATGCCCAAAAACCAGAAGAAGCGACAACTGCACATACAATCGTCGCTACCATTTGAAACCATGGCTCCATATAGGTACCCTCCCATATTTATCTTGTTTTATCGACTATAATCATCTTTTTATTGACAATCTCAATCGATTTTTCAAATAAATCTTCGTAAAGACCTATTAAATTTTTTCTTTGTTCTTTGGATAGAAGTTTATAAAAACCACCCATCCAGCTTCGAAACATATTTTCTACATTTTCATACGAAATCTCCTCATTCTTCACTTTTACAGCAAGCCTTTTGAGTTTTCTACGCATCGCAGTAACTCTCTTTGGATTGATTCGTTTGATTACTTTACCGGAATCGGTCAAACTATATTTGATTTGCAGAAATTTGTATGTACTGGAAATCTTCACAATTCGAGTTTTCTTCCTATTGATATGGATTCCATATTCTTCTGCAATCTGATGAATATTATCCAGCAAATCTAACAATTCTTCTTTGCTCGGGTTCATGATATACCAGTCATCCATGTATCTTCCATAGAATTTCTGACTTCGCACATACTTGACATAATTATCGATTCGATATGGATAATAAATTCCAATAACCTGAGATAGCTGATCACCAATATTAACCGATTTCTCCATCCATTTTTCACCAGTCAACTTTGACTCTGAAATATTTCTATACTCCAACTTATTGAAAGTATCTGTCATACATGTGGCATATTCTTCGTCTGTCATGTAAGAAACATCGATTTTAAACCCGTCAAAAATTTGCGTTAATAACCAATCAATAAATTCATCGTCATCAAACAGCCTCAACAATTCTCGTTTGGCAATTTCATGAATGATATTGTCATAAAACTTAGAAAAGTCTCCAAACAATATCCAACCTTCATTCCCATACAAACGATAATATTTACGAAGATGAACTTCGAATCTATCTCGCTGATGAGAGATTCCTCTTCCTTTTATCGAAGCACAATTATCATAAATAATATGCTTTTTCACTTCAGGAAGTAAAATCTCATCGCATAAAACATGTCGAATAATACGATCTCTAATTTGAATACTTGTTATAGGTCTTACTCGACCTCTCTCAAACAGCGTGAATTCTTGTGTCGGTCCATTTTGAAGTGTCCGATTTATCAAATCATCTTGAATGGAAAAGATATACCGCAGAAAATTCATCATGAATTTCTGTGTTGTTTCTTTCCATTTGCTGGTTTTGACAGAGGCCTTATAAGCCCTATACAAATTGTTGGCGTCACAGACAATCTCCTCATAGTTCATAAATCATTCACCGTGTTAGCAATACTTACCGTAGTAAATTGCGTCCGGCTTTGCTATTTATCCCTTCGGAAAGGACAATGTCTCCTTCTCTGTTGGTTAGGCAGAGAATCCGGACGAACCCCATTAGAGTTCGAAGCGTTGTTGTAGTTCGTATTGCCATTGTTGTTCACATTAGCGAAATTAGCCGAAGAAACGACGCATAATTAGACATTACCCTTTTAACTGTGACCTGATTCGGTTATCTCGTTGACGCCACTTTTTTATCAATCCGATTTCTCGGTCGATAGCTTTAACATAGCGGCTATAGAGATTAACATCCACTTCGAATATCTCAACGATTCGTTGTAGCTCTTTTAAGAGTTGCTCGCAGTTTACTATGGCTGTATTCTGATAATCTCTTCTTTGCTCATATTCATGCAGCGTGGTCGGATATATAGAATTTGCCGCTCGAATATTGCTTGTTAGCATGGAAGCTAACTGATCTATTCGATTTTTGTAATTCAGCATCAAATATCTATATCTTGAAAAATCTTCTGTAGTATCCTTTCCATAAGCATATTTCATTCGAACAAGCCGATCCAAATCTTTTACTCCGAAGCTACGCTGCATCAACTCGATTAACATATCATGCAATTCAACGGAATATGTAATCGCCTCAAATTTGGATTCTGTCCGGTCGCTCACTAGGACACTCATGCGTAATCCTTATCCGTAATCTCTTTAAATTCTTCTTCCGTGATCCAATTCATTTTCACGGCATTTCGGACACGCATCTCGTTCCACATTCCCATGTTATAATAGCGTTTTACTTTGTCAAAATTTTTACTACGTCTCATGTCAGCTCTCCTCCTTACAGTTCAATTTCAGACATCATGGCTATATATTCAATATCCGACTGTAATTTAATAAAAGCCAATTCATTTTCTGGAACATCACGAAGTATAAACCAATACTCCTCTCCCATCTTTGTGATCTGTACCAGTTCCATATTCGTATGGACATCGTCTTTTTCGCCGTCATTGATTGTGACATTTAGGCAGTTCCCATCAAAAATGGTCTCATCAATTTCCACAGGCGAAATAAAGTTGTTTCCGTTCAGTTTCAGATTATCAATCACTGTCCCATCAGCCAGAGTAATCTTATAAATCTTATCATCCATTTTGACATTCACCTTTCATTCATTTTTTCTTTTTATAGCACAGATAGCTGTCACCTGCGTACTGTTTTTTCGGGGCACAGGGCCCCTGGATTAAAACTAACCAATAGGGAAGACCGGACGAACCCCATGAGAGGCCGAAGCGTAGCTGTAGTCCGCATCGCCACCGTAGTACACAACAGCGAAAAGAGCCGAAGAAACGACGTCTCTGAGCCAGAAAGTCGCACGGTTTGAAATAAATTTCGGAACCACAGTAAATAAAGCAAGCTGCGTCTTTCCAACTGTATATCGATTCGGAACAATTTTTCCATCTCCAGCCGGTGCGAAAACGTGACTTCCATACATCATAATCTCATTAGGAAGTTCTAAAGTAGAATCAAACCACGCCCCTCCGGAGGGATATCCTTCCGTAACGGCATTTGTCAGATGTTCACGATGAGAAAGAATCAGATTACCAAAAGCACTTGCTGCTAATGTTTTCGCCTGAGCGAGATTTTTCTTATACATTTCAGAACCTACATAACCACCAGTAGTGATGTTCGTCGCGTTCATCTGTGCATTGTAAAGTGGTTTGTCCGGCATAATGACCAAATGAGGTTTTGTAAATGCAGTATCTCCGCAATCATACCAGTAATCAAAATCCACAATCCTCCACGTATAGCTTCCGATAGTCCAATAATCACCTAAGAAAAAGCCCTTAAAGGTACCATTTTTAATATTGGTCTTCTGTTCTTCTGTAACAACACTTCCAAGGTTTTTCCCTCTGTAAATCATTCGGCGCTGTTCCTTCGGCACAAAAGAATCCAGAATAGCAAACAATGCATCATTGGCACCAATTGCTTTGTTTCCGGCCGCAGTTCCAACTAAAAACTTGTCATTTGTAGACAAAGTCTTAATTTGATCAAGCTCTGACAGATTAACCCCGGAAATAAAATCTTTTGAATTCATGAGACCGATCAGAGCCTTTGCGAAATCGCTTACTAAGATCGTTTTAGTCCCGTTGTTACCATCAATCAAGACAATATTGCTCTCATCCAACTGACGAACTTTCTCATAATCTGTAATTTTCATTTTGTCATATCCTCCTTTTTTTATCTAATGCAAAAAATAACGCGACCATCAATCGGCTGTCCATTACTATCCAGAATCAAAGAACTGGAGTATGCTCTCGCTACAATCGGATCTATGTCACTATCAATAATAGTTCCATCTGATGAATCAAGAAGCTTGTCATGGTTCTCGTAACCATTATCATAAAGTTTATTGTAAACGGTAAATTCTGTCCGAATTCCTTCTACAATTTCTTCTAAAATCTTCGTTCGCTCCTGCAACTCTAATATCTGATTTGCCAGATTCGCCTCTACGTTCTCCGAAAGCGTATCCTTCAACTGTTGGAACCACTCATCAAATAAAGCTTGGGCATTCTCTCGCCATGCAGCCATTTCGGATGTATTATTGTTCGTGTACTCGTTGAACCAGGTCGCCCATAACTGTTTCCAATAGGCATTCGTTTCCTGCATATCCGCCGTTTGCGTCGCATACCAATCATTCCACTGTTTTTCCCAGTCCAGATAGGATTGTTGAATTTCTTCTGTCTGTGCATTAAACCATTTTGACCATTGGTCTTTCCAGAAAGTATTTGTTGCTTCCATGTCCGAGGTTTCTTTTTCATAAAAAGCATCCCATTGGTCTTTCCACTGAGCAACCAACGCATCAATAGACATCTTCTCCAAAGGCGCTGTTACAAATGGACACTCCGATGTTCCAACCGTATTAGTAATATTCGCCTGTCGTATGGATGTAACCCCAGAATTTACTCGAATGTATGCCAATGGATATTGCCAACGATCATTTGTTTTTATCATTGATGGTTTTACCGGATTTGTAGCCGGTGTACCCTTAACGATTTTGATGGTATTTGCTCGAACAGATTCTCGAGAATCCACTTCCAAAATCACAGCATCAATTCGATTCAGAATTACTTCTGACTGTGGTACAGTTAATGGAAGCAAGGCGTCGTTCAATGTCCAGGTATGATTAAACCATGCCCGTCCGATTCCGACATTCACCATCATGCCAGTAGACTCTTTTACCATCATAGCAGTCCCGACATGCTGCAAAATGCCGTCACGAATGATTCCGTCAAAAATACTGGACATTTGAATGGCGTCATATCGCCGGTCTTTATTCTTTGAGTTATAGAACCCATAAGTGACACTCATTTTTCTTCACCCCTTTCCTGCTATTCTACGGTAACGAATGTCGGATACGAATCAAGTCCTTCTTTGCTCTGGGAACGAATAAATTCTGTGACACGGGCTTTTCCCTCAATGCCGTATTCGTTCACAATCTGAACCATGTCTCCTAAGAAGAAATCCTCTCCATATCGGTACATTCTTGTCGTTTCAACCTTTCCCTCAAACGATTTAGTTGCGATGTTCTCAGCCAAATTTTCCAAACCTCTTTGAGAAAGCTGTGCTTTATACTCAGCATCCGTTAATGTTTCATTATCCACGGTCGAAGAAACATCTCTGGCATCTGTGTAAAGTTCCCTTCGATTCAAACCTGTTCCGGCTCCAGACGAACACGCTACAGTTGTAGTCTTCCGATCAGCCCCTTCTCCCTCTCCGGCAACCAAAGTAACAGTTTTTAAAGTCTTCTTTGATTCCAGATAATTGGTATTGATTACATTCTCAAACTTGGGAGAAAAGATGACATATGGATTCGTGAACTGATCGTAAGAACGGTCTGCACCGGCATAGAGTTTAAAAACGAATTTGTTATCGTCGGACAGCTTGATTCGGAAACCGATATTCTTGGAATCGCACAGCTTTTTTATGGCATCATACAGATTGTCTCCGGTAAACTGTGCATCTACCGTCAACCCGGTAATCGCCGGATCTGTTGATGCTTCGAATATCAATCTTTCCACCTTGCGAGAAGCATCAGAAGGATTGATGATATTCTCATCCAACAACTTTTTAATTCCATTTTGAAAGTTTCCGCTTAGAATCGTTTGTTTCCAAATAATGCGGCGTTCCAAAATGGATTCCAATGACCTTCCGGTGACTGTGAAATGATTTCCGTTTTCGGCATCTGATTCAATCTTTCTATCCTCGACAATCATAGTCTGGTCGGATTCTTTCAGCCAGAGATAGTAGTCGTCTTTCAGGATTTCAAGAATAGAATCGTTGATGCTTGTATATACCTCAAAATCACCATAGGCGGAATACCGCTCCGTCCATATAAGCGACTCGAAGGTATCAAGCACAGAAAGCATTTTCAAAGAAGTATCCAGAACAATCAATTCCATAACTATACCCCCTCAAATGCTGTCCGGTTTTCAATCTTAAACTGTACATTGGTCGTTCCTTCTTCAACCACATAAGCAAAAATGTTATCGCCTTTGGATAACTGAAACCAATCTGAGTCTTTGTCAAGACAGTTTAAAATATTGGTATAAATACCATTTCGAAGAAGTGTAATTGATTTATCACCTTTAATCGTTGAAATGATAATTTCATCACCCGCAACCATTCCAGAACCAGTTAGTTTCTCTAACTTATCAGTGTCAATGCGCATTACTTCTCTCGTCCCGGTATTATAAATCGTAATGTTTCTCACATTTCCGATGGCATGGATGGTAATCACAACCCCGATTTCAGCATCACCGGAGTAATATACTGTCTGCTCAGTTTCGTTTTTAATCTCGCCAAATTCGATTAGAGATTCAGTCAAAGATTCATTCGAAAAAGCAAACTCAAACAAAGGTTCCACACCGTAAAAGATAGTTGTGTTGGTTCCATCCGGACCAGCAGAATAAAAATAAGGATCGGGACACACGATGGAAATTTGTGTCGTTTCATCGCTGCTGAAAATATCCGGCTCATTCGATTCCACATAGCCGTAAGTCTCACAAATGCGGTTATCTGTCTCGATGAGAAGCGTCACTCTCTTCTTTATCGGAAAGTATTTGTAGGAGTCTTGTCTTGTGTCTTCGATCTGAGGGGTAAACATCAGTTTTAAAGACATAACAATATTTCTGGAATTCACTCTTGCTGAGTTATACAGTGATCCATCATTCGTAGAAATTTCAGTCGTGTTAATATCAGCTTTGCTCGGTCCTAATCCGCTTATCGATTGAACAGCGAACCCGGATTTTTCCGGGAACGCTAATTCAAATCTCTTGGATTCTCCTAAATAATTAGTTACCGTTACTGCTCTAATCATGTATTACTCACCAGCCCTTTCATCGCCGAAAATTGATTCTTTGTCTGTCGATAAATATCAATTCTCGACAAAGCCTTAGGCGAATAATTATTTTGTGTGAATTGATAGGTGTTCCCCGCAGAAGAACTTTCTCCATTTTGAACTTCCATCTCTGAAACCCGCTCATTCATTCCAGTGCTAACGGACAAAGCCTGATTACGACTGAACAAAGTATTCAATCGCCCAGTCCCTGCTTCAACAGCAGATAGATCAAGCACTGGTCGAATAGTAGGTTGAACGTCCATATCTGCGTCTACATAATCCGCAATTCTGGAAATGACATCATTCAATCCATCAATAGAAGATTTGGCAATTTCCCGTCCGGCTTTACCAGCTTTTGAAACGTTATCAATCAATGCATTTATAAAACCGATTCCCGCAAAGTCACCAATTCCATAAAAACGTTTGGAAGGGGAATGTTCATCCAATTCGTCTTCCGCCGCTTCTGCTGCCGCGGCTGCCATTGCTCTTGCTTTTGCCTCTGCTTTCCAAGTATTTTCGCTTATACCATTACAAAAACCATCGACCAAATATGAGCCAGCAGATTTGAACTCACCATAATAATCTTTGATAGCAGTTATGGCACCACTCAGCGTAGTTGTAAAAGCGGTTCTGAGTTCACTATCCTTACTTCTAACCCCCGCAATAAACTTAACCATGAGTGTAGAACCACTGGTTTGAAATTCTCCCTGTTTTCCGTTAATTGCCGTCAATACAGCTTGAACTAGGGTTATGAATGTTGTTGTCAGTTCAGATTTCTTCGCATTTGCTCCGTTGATAAAAGACGCTAACATACTCGATGCTGCTGTTGTTACCCGAGATTCTGCATTATTGAATGCATTGATAAATCCAGTTACACCGGTTTCCCCGAGAGTTGTCAACGCGGAACTGAAAGAAGTCATACCACTTGTGTCCAGACCAACCATCCCATTAGCCATACTCACAAGGCGATTCGTCTGGGTAATTACGCTGGACAACAGAGTTGTATCAATACCGCTGATACTGTTGTAATAATTGCCGAAATAGGAACCAAACGATGCCATGTCACTACCGAAGCTGGAAAGTGTCATATCATCAGAGAACCATCCACCTTCTTTTGGAAGACTTTTCTGGAGTTCGACAATAGAGGTCGCAGCATTGGTTGTAGCAGTAACAATATTCGCATCTACATTTTTCATATAGTTGGAATACTGTGCAAAATTCTTACCAAAGGAAACAAGACTTGTCCCAAAAGAAGCAATATCGTTGTCTCCGGTAAACCAACTCACCAATCCACCAGTATTCGGTAAAGTATTTGCCAGTTCAACCACCGCTTTTCCAGCCGTTGCGGAATTCGTAACCGCTTCCACATCGATACCGGCAATCGCATCGGAGTAGGACTTCATCGCCTTACCAAACGGTACCAGGTTTTCTCCAAATGCGCCCATGTCATTCTCTCCAGTAAAGAATCCAACGACACCGCCGCTATTTGGAACCGTGTTTGCCAATTCAATCAAAGCTTTTCCTGCTGTAGCAGACTCCACGATTACATTTGCATCCAAACCTCTTACTGCTTGTGAGAACAACATCATCGCCTCACCAAAGGGAATAAGCTGCTCGCCAAATGCATCCATGTCATTTTCTCCAGCAAAGAAACCTACTACGCCGCCAGAATTCGGAATCGTGGTTGCCATCTCTGCCATAGCTTTACCGGCAATGGAAGCGTTAGTTACAGCATCGGCATCCAATCCCTGTACCGCGGATGCAAATCCCATCATCGCCTCGCCAAATGGAATAAGCTGTGCGCCGAAAGCGCTCATATCATTCTCACCTGTAAAGAACCCGATTACTCCTCCAGAATTCGGAAGAGTTGATGCCATCTCAGCAAGTGTTCTTCCGGCTGTAGCTGCATTCGCCACTAATTCCCCATCCATACCAGCAATAGCAATAGAAAAATCCCGCATTGCTTCGCCAAACGGAACGAGTTGAGTAGCGAAATCGCTCAGGGAAGATCCTCCCGTAAGCCAAGAAGTCAATCCGTTCAGAATATCAGCCGCAGTCAGAATAAGAATAGTTTCCGCCAATGCTTTTACACCGTCTAACATAGAAGGATTAAGCTGTGTAGCACCTTCAATGAAAGGCTGCACATTTGTCATAAATGCAGAAAGGTCTGCTCCGATTTGCGGAAACTGACTGGAAACTCCAGACATAAATCCTCCGACAATACCACCTACAAATTGACCGATAGCGGTACCAATTCCCTGTAACAGCTTTCCGCCTTCTCCAATGAGCCATTCCAATCCGGGTATTTGAGCCAAAGCCCCGACTGTCGCCAGAACCAATGCCAACTCTGCGATGACTGCACCCATTCCGAGAACGCCAATCATAGCACCCGGTACCAAAGATGCAACAGCACTGAGAGCGAGCATGATTGCTGAGAGTAAGCCAATTCCGGCGATTCCTTTAACGAGTACATTCACATCAATACCACTCAAAGCGTCGATTACCCCGTCGAAGAAAGCCATCAATAATTCAACACCGGCTTTAATCAATTCCGGAAGCTTCGTTGTGATAGCTTGAATGATTCCGATTAGAATATCGAATAACTGCTCCACGATGGTCGGTGTATGCTCCACCAGAGCCGAAAGTACGCTGTCAATCAAGACAAACAGTCCATCCACAACTGCCGGAGTAGCCGTAACCAACGCCTCGACAGCAGCAAGAACCAATACGGTAAATGCCTCGGCAATAGCCGGTCCTCCATTCGCGATTACACCAGCAAGAGAAAGAATTCCTTCTCCAATTGTTTCAAACAGTAATGGAATCAGACTAAGAATACTGGATACTGCCACCACAAGGGATGCCGCCCCCGCTGCCCCGGATACCGCCAAAGCAGAAAGTCCAGTAGAAAATGCAAGAATACCTGCACCTGCGGCCAGACACCCTACCCCTAATACAGCAATAGCGGCTGAAAGTCCGAGAATAGCTGGAGTCAGTGGTCCTAACGCAACTCCAGCAACACCAAGTACAGTGAAAGAGCCAGCTAGCGCCACCAGTCCTTTGGCGATGCTCTCCCAAGACATATTTCCCAATGTCTTGATAACCGGAGTAAATACAGCCAGTGCTGCGGATACTGTAAGAACCGCCACCGCACCCGGAAGTGCCCCTCTCATCGTATTGAGTGCCACGACAAGAATGGTCATGGAACCGGCAAGTGTCACTAAACCTCTGGCAATTTCTTCCCAAGACATTCCGCCCATATTTCGAACCGCTTCACCGATGATGAGTAATGCTGCACCAACTTCCACCATTCCAGTCGCTTTTGACATCATTCCCTTCGGAAGAAGATTCATCGCAACTGTTACAGTAGCCAAAGAACCCGCCATTGTTGTAAGACCTCGCCCAATCTCTCCCCAGGACAAGTTCCCCATCTTTTCTACTGCTTCTCCAAACACAAGTATGGCAGCGCCAAGAATTGTCATTGCTGTAGCGGTAGAAACAACATGTTTTGCGTTAGCTGTCACTTTAGTAAATACCGCCAACTCAGTAAGAACCACTGCAACCGCAGATAATCCCTTCAAAAGACTGGAAATATCCAAAGTGCCAAATGCTCCAACTGCATCCGCCAGAATGTTGATGGATGCCGCAAGAAGAACCAAACCGGTTCCTTTCAGAATACCCATCCCATCCAAATCCGTAGCTTTCAGGAACAACGCCAATTCGGTGCAAAGAACGCCAACTCCAATCAGACCTTTCGCCAAAGATCCAACATCTAACGCTCCCAAGTCTTCAACTGCTCCCACAAGCACTCGAATCGCTGCTGCAAATACTACCAAACCAGCAGAACCTTTTATTAACCCTTTCGATGTTTTGGAAAGCGCTGTTGCAGATGCTACAAGAATAGCTGATAACCCAGCAACGCCGACCAATCCTTTCAGAAGTTCATCCCAATCCAAGCCAGATAATTTCTGCACTGCTCCGGCAAGAATAAGAACAGCAGTAGACATCCCAATCATCGCAATAGTCAACTGTCCCATTCCTTTGATTGCTACGCCATTCATTATCTTTTCAAAGATAGCCATAGAACCAAGCAATTCAACAAATAGAACACTCAAAGCTCCTAAGGAAGCGTTCAGTTTCCCTGAATCGACAAGCGATAACGCAACTATTGCCGCTGTCAAAATTGCCATAGCACCAGCAATTTTAAGAAGAGTTCCAGCTTTCAGGCTTGATTGCCATGCTTCTAAACTTCCCTTTACTCCATCCAAAATATCTTTGAATGAACCAAGTATTCCTCCGCCATTTTCTGTAATTTCCGATAAAGAGTTGATAAACTTCTTCACTCCAATCAGAATCGCAGAAAACAATCCAGTATTGATCAAGTCCAAAATCGGATCAAAGCTCGCAGTATCAAACGCTGTGAGAATCGCTTCTCCAAGGTTTCCAAATGCGTTCGCAACAATAGAACCCAGCTTCGATAAAACAGGAGATGCCTTCTCGACAATCCCGATAATCCCTTCAAATGCCTTCTTTACCAATTCGCCTAATTTTACAAACGGTTCAAATCGAGTCTGTACCTTGTCCGCAAAATTATCGAGTCCACTGGTATCAACATTCGCAAATTCGCTGAAAGCATCTGCAATTGTTTTTACAAAGGTCTTTACACCATCAGCAATCGGTTTCAAGAAATTTCCAATTCCTTCTATGGCTTTGTTGAACGCATCGGATGATTTAATAGCTTCATCAATGCCGACAATAAAATCTCCGATTCCCGCTGTAAAGCCAAGAATACCATCCCCTGCCGGAGCCACATAATCAATCAAATCGGCAAATCCGCCAGCTAGCGCTTTAATTCCTTGAAGTCCGATATCAAATAAAGCGAATACCCCTTTGAATGTTCTCTTCAGGTTATTCGCCGTTTCTTCACCTATTTTGAATTTTTCTGTAAGTTCTTGTAGTCCGACTGTAAGATTGTAAAGCTGTTCTCCAGTCATTGGAGGGAATACATCTCTAAATGCCTCTTTAACCGGCTTTACAATATTCAAAACACCTTCGAAGGCGTTTCGTACAGCTTCAATCAGTGCAGTTCTACCTCCAAGCTCTTTCCAATCCTGTAACATTTTATTTCGTGCTTCAGCGGAAGCATTTACCATGTTACCCAAGGAATTACTTACTTCGGTTAGAAGCTCTTTTGCCTCTTCGAAATCACCAATGATGATTTCCCAGCTTTGCGTCCATCCAGACTGAACCGACTCTTTCAGTGTATCCCACAACTGTGTAAATGTTTTTACTTTCGTAGCTGCATCCAATGCTGTTTTGGCAAGTTCTGTAATTTCTCTAGCCTGTTCTTCTGTATAACCCTGTGCAATAAGATCTGCTTCGGAATAGGCTCCCGATAACTGAGTCAATGTTTCAGTCAGAACTTCTGTTGTCAGCCATTCGCCTTCAGTCAAAGATGCTCGGAATGAACCATACTTTTCAATCATTGCATCCATGTTGACACCAAAATGTTCGGCCGTTCGTTTTAAAGCGTCTTGAAATAACTGACCGCCCATTCCCGCATTTACAACGGAGTTCCAGTCTTGCAAACTAACTTTTCCCGCTGCAATCGCCTGTGAAAGCTGATACATGGCAGTGCTTGCCTGCTGAGCATTGGAACCAGAAACCGCTGCTAGGTTTGCAATACCTTTGATAGAGGTTACTGATTTATCCAAATCCACGCCCGCAGCCGTAAAAGTACCAATATTACGGGTCATTTCCGTAAAATTATAAATCGTCTGATCAGCATATTTGTTCAGCTCATCAAGAGCGGCATTTACCTGATCAATTGTTGTTCCTTTACTCTGCGTATTAGCAAGAATTGTCTGAACTGCGTTAATCTGCGTTTCATATTCTTGGAAGCCCATCTTAATCGGATCGATTGTTAATGCTGAAACAATATTTTTACCGGCATTTAATGCGGAATTCGTAATGTTCGACAATGCCGTCATCGCCATGACTTCGAGTGCAGAGAAACGCATTTTTACTGTTTCAACCGCATTGGAAAGCGGAGTCATATTACAGTTTTTGGCTGCAACATTGACATCCTCTAATCCCTTGGAGGCACCTTTGAGATTTAAGCTTTTTTCGAGCTTTTCGATTGACGATATGCTGGTTTGAACATTCTGCTCAAATTGTTTATTATCAAATCGCATTTCGACAACTCTTTCATCAATTGTCCTGCTCATAGCTTAATAACCTCCTCCCATGCGTTATTTGCAATTTTGTCAAAAATAGGCTGGATAGCAGGATTGATGTAATCTCGCCCCTGTACCCAGCCGCCGTTTCGAGTTCCATGCCCGTATTGCAAAATAATAGCGATTGGAACCCCATTTTGAATATTTGAATTATGAAACGAAATCGTTACAGAACCTTTTCGATTCTCAATCTCGTAATACCAGGAATTCGCCGTTTCCCCAGAATCCACTGGTGTTGCAGACGCAAGGGCGGCTACTCCCTCTTTACCAAACTTATCTAGGTCTCCAATACGAACTGTCTCTTTTGCTCTCTCCAGAAATCGAGTCAGCTTGGAAAAGTCGCCCTTTTGTCTGAATTTAATCATACAATGCCTACCTATCTGCTTATGTCTTTTCGATATATGCCGAATGAACAAAGCCATAGATTCTTCCATCAATTCTGATGTAATACCATCTGGAACCATCCGCAGCATTCACAACATCACAAACATCCACTAAATTCCCATAGCCCAGTCGAGGCCATGATTTAATCAGTGGATTATTCGTTCCCGCCCATGTACGAACATTAAGAACATCAGCAACTACTTTTCCAACCCACTGAGGTGTTTTGGTAATTACGCCATCATCTGAAACGGTTGTATCTGCATTCGGCTTGCTGGAAGACTGCTTTGTAATATATGCTGCCGCAACAAAGCCGTACTTTTCGCCCTTGTCTCCTTTGATCTGGATATAATACCAAGCATCACCATCTTTATCACGAATGGTGTCGCATACACCAACTTTTGTCCCCTGAGAAATTGTTGGGTATGATTTCAACTGCGGATTTTCTGTACCCGCCCATGTTCTCACATTCAGTGTGCCAGTATTTACTACGCCATACCATGCCACATTTTTGTTCGGGATATCCCCTCCAGATACTGGTGGTGTTACCGGATTACTCGGAGCCGTTCCAGCACCGCTGTATTTCGGTCTTGCATATCCTCTGATGTTTCCATTCCCTACCGAAAGAACACGTCTCGCAACCGCTTCCCCTTTATTTCCTTCAATACAAGTGATCTGTCCATTGGAAACGCTTTCTACAAAGCCGATATGATCCGAATATCCGTTGTTCGGTTGATATGACTGATCCCAGTTATAGAGGATAATATCGCCAGGTTTCGGCACAATTGTTCCGTCTTCAATCCAGATTCCCATACTCTGAAAAATCTTAACGTGCTGTTCGCATCCGCATTCTCGTCCAATCAAATCTGAACATCCGGCTTTGATTCCGGCTGCTGATACTGTAGTATCACACCATTCGTCATGATACTGTACTGCATAACCTCTCGGAAGAGGTTTTACAGAATTGTATAAATCGATAATCTGTCTGAATTTTCCGTTTACTTCGTTATAACCCAGCCAGCTTCGCATCACATTCAACACATCTTGTGCTGTTTTTCCCATCTGCTCTTCCTCCTGTTTTTCTCCAAAAAAGTAATTCATATCTACATTTCCGTTAATACCAGGAACCTTACCACTGCTTGTATATTGCTGATATGTGCATTTCACATCTGGGCTACCGGTATAATCAGCAAGCCACAATACATATTTATCCAGAGTTTCTTTGTCATACATATTCCGGTAATAATCCAGGTTCGTATATACTCCGGCTTTATAACCCTGACTCTCCACATAAGAACAGAACGCTTTTGTAAAAGCAATACATTCTGATTTTCCTAATGTAATTCCCTGCTCAGCCGCTTTCTTAACAGTGTCATATTCAAAATCAAAGAATACGATCACATCTTTTCCCAACCCAGCTTTCCGCATGTTTGCAATACAAGAAACTGCTTCTTCTTCCGCTCCAACTGTGGAAGTTGCGTAACAGAAATGATAAACTCCATGAATCGGAATGCTATTTCCTTTACAACCTTGCACATATTCCAAAAATCGTTTGTCAATTGTCCTCCGGTATCCTTCCCTGAGAATTACGAATTCTACACTTTTGGAAACTTTAGAAAAATCTACTTTTCCCTGCCAGTAAGAAATATCAATTCCTTTTTTCATCTTCTCACCCTTTCGTGTTCCATTTTTTCTTTCGAGCCGCATTTAATGCCGCATTTCGTTTCATAATTTCTCTGCGGCTATGTTTCTTCGGCGGTCTGCTCTTTATATCACAGACTCTTATCAGAGTTAAAAGTTTATTGAGATGCCATTTCTGACACTCAAACGGAATGTTTAAGACGATCATCCAATAGTAAACAAGTTCAGCCGTAATTTGCTCTTTGCTTCCAGGGCTTTTCTTCTCCTCAAAAAACTGAGTAGCCGTCATTGGAAGAGCAATATATCGATTAACTTCATTGATATTACTGTTTGTCAGATAGTTGTAAACTTCCGGTTTCACATTCTGTGTAAGAGTCATGCATTTTACATAGTCAATGGTTTCTTCTAATGTTTTTTCCTGCTTTGTCAGAAATGGTTTATTCCATCTCGATTCCCATTTTGAAAGAGAAACAAGAGAATGCTCCAATTGCAAGGTCTGAGCCTTTGTGTAAACAAACTCTTGCTTCGCCTCATCCCAAAATTCTGTGGATGGTATTGTGATTCGGAGCATCTCTTACCTCCCTTTAGTTCTGAGTATTTGTAGAAATCATCGAAGTTGCAGTAGAATTACCAACATTCATTACCGCATTCACAAAATCCGCTGCTGCCTTGTCGTTTGTAACTAACTCTTCAAACAAGATTTCATAGGCTGGTGATTCCATAAAGGATCTGGAAATCTCCTCAGACTTCATAAAGCGACGACCGTCCTCGCTCTTGACACCGTAAGCCTTCTTAATAAGATCCTCGAAGAATTCCATAATCTGACCGCCATCAGCACCGGCACCAATACTTTTAAGCTGTACATCATAGCCACCCTTCACACTTGTCTGCATCTTGACAATTTCCGGCTTTGACAGATGAAAATAAAAATCCTCTTTTCTTTCAACGCCATTCAGATCAATATAGGGAATAGTTTTTTTCAACATGATTTTTTCTCCTTTCAAATAAAAAGAAGCCCCGCACATTGAATACGAGGCTCCCTGTAATTTATTCTCTTTCCAAGGTCAGTCCAGAAAGACCATAAGTCTTTGTAATGCTTTCCTTGTCATGTGTGATTGTTACCTTAATACTCTGAGTATCCTTATTCTTGATAAGTAGTACGATGTTTCTGTCTTCATCGAGTGTAACCGGTCCTTTTGTGCCGCCTACAAGTTCGACAACTGTTTTGGCTTCAACCGGCTCTGCATCTATCTTGAGTGCCAAATAATTACCTGACTGCTCCGAAACATTGCTACTGAAACCAACATAACCATTGATATACTTCAGAGTGCCTGTCACCTCATTATCAGCGATAATCACATCTCGCTGTAATTCATTAACTGCTTTTCCAAGCAAAGTAGCCTTTCCGTCTTCAGGCTTAACAGAAAGGCTTATTAAGGGTTTTCCTTTGACATAATCTCGATTACTTCATCCGGCAACGGAAGTCGTGGCTCAACACCGTCATCTCCTTCTGGATTAGTCGGATCTTTACCATAAAGAATTTCTTCCAGCTCAGCTAAATTCTTAGCATTTACTCTGGTAGAATCGAAAGTAAGAATAGCTGTTGGTTTGATTCTCTTTCCTTCGATCAGTTTTGAAATCTCCGCAGGAGTTGTACTAAACTCCCAAGAAAGTGCAATCGGTTCTGGGCTGTCATTTTTGGTCTGATAACCTTTCTCCGAAGGAGAAGCCAGACATCCATATACCAGATGAAGTTTATAACCATAGTCATCTGAATCGACATCATTTCCCAGAATGGTACGATAAGAAAGACCAAACTGTTTTCTACTCTGCTGCCCCGCAAATACACCTGGAGCAATCTCTACAGAACCATCACATTCTGCGAATTCATCCGGATAAGTATATGCTTCAATTGTTCCCCCAAAATCTTCTGCCGACATCATATTCAGATATTTGATGTTATCAGCATAGATTGGCGAAGGTTCTGCTCCAGACGGACTCTCCGTCACCGCACTCAGACCATTCCATGCAACACCCTTGTTGTATTTTCCACCGGTCTGAATCGGATAAAGAACTCCATGATCACAACCGGTTTCGTAAAACCGTTCTCCAACTTTATCCCAAACAAGTTTCATTGAATTATTCCTCCAATCTTAAAAATATACATTAAAAATATAGTGGTTCAGATTATCTTTTTTGAAATGCCGGTCAAACCAGCTCATTGGTAAATTCGTTACTTTCTGTACAAGGTTCGTATCCGGATCTTTATCGATAACTGCAATGGTATATCTTCGCTTAGATAAATATACCCCGTCGTTTGCATATGTCTTATCAATATCATCAAGACTATATACAATGGCGGGGTAACTCATCTTAACAGATTCTGGCGGCTGAAAATAGCATCGACATCTTTCACCTTCTATGGGACAAGATAAAATCTCGCACAATAGTCCATGAAACTTGATTCGTCGGTCATTCATTATACACACCTCCTACTGTCAAGATCAAACGCGGATACTGAACTTCGACACTGGAAATTTTCCATTTAGCTCCCATAAACTCGACATACCGCATTGCATGAAAATTCTGATAGGCAAAAGGATCGGCTACAATACTGATTTCGTTTGAAATATTGATGTCGTCATTGAGCTTATCGGAAGTTTGATACCGACTGGTGTTCCGAAGCAAATCTCCAAAATATTCCCGTTCAGTAATTTCATCATCCCAAACACCCGGACGAATTTCCATTCTCACAGCATAGCCGATTTTTCCAAAAAATTTTGCCATTTTGAATTTTCTCCTTATTTTCCCTCTAAAGTCAATCCAGTAAGTTTATAAGTCTTTGTAGAAGAGTTGTCCTCATTGTTTACAGTCACCTTAATGCTCTGAGTATCCTTATTTTTGATAAGAAGCACGATGTTTCTGTCTTCGTCGAGAGTAACCGGTCCTTTTGTGCCTCCTACAAGTTCGACAATAACAACTGCATCCCGAGAATCAGGAGCTACTTTCAAAGCAAGATAGTTTCCTTCTTGCTCAGAAACATTACTACTGAATCCTGTGTACCCAGTAACATGTTTCAGTGTACCGGTAATCTCAGTCTCGCCGACAACAACATTCTCCTGTAACGAATCTACTGTTTTCCCGAACAGATTGGCTTCCCCATTTTCGGGATTAACGGAGAAGCCGATTAAGGGAGGTCAGTTACATCCTCTTCGATTGCAATGGCAGAGTACACTCTGGTCAGAGCACCGGAGCATCTGGTCTCCAGAAGAGACTTCTCCTGGTTAAAGTCGATATCGAACTGTGTGAAGTGGGTAACTTCGCCGCCCTTCGTAGCGCCCAGAGAGTAGTCATTCAGGTTCGTAATGATAGCAAGCAATTTCTTGGTCTTGCTGTCGTCCGTCTTACGGGTCTTGCCCTCAAACTGCTCAGCGGTAAGAATCTCACCAACGTTAAAAGCAGATGCAAGTTCTGCTTTGGAAGGGTAGATTCTGCGACCGTTCATGTCACGAGCCAGAAGCATCACATTAAGCATATGTGGCGTGATATACATATCTGGTGTACCAGTTCCCTTGTAATTCTCTCTTGCATACAGAACTGCATTGATCATAGCCTCGGCGAGAATATAATTTTCACCAAAGTTTGCACCTGTATTGGTTCCCTGAAGTTCTTTCTTTGCAGCTTCTACATCCAGATCTGCATGGATGGTGTACAAATCATCGTCCGTCCAAATAGGTCTGATTTTATCCGGATCGATTTTACCCTCATCGCCATCTTCACGACCATCTCCCAACATCATTGCGATTGCCAGTTCCTCGTTAAGCATCAGACGATCGATATCATAAAGGTATTTAACATAATCGAAGTCCGTGATATCAACAATATCATCGCGATGTAAAGCGTTCTTTACATAAACCGTCTGCGGATCTGTCGTTCTGCGAACCAATTTGAAATTTCCAGCCTGTTTCTTCTCTTTACCCTTTTTATAACCTCTGGCGCGCAGAGAATCGATACCACGAATATCAGTCTGACTGGTTCTGATTCTGGAAATAGGGCTCTTATGTACTTTTCTCATCACATTGGAAATCCAACCCTGATCATTGGTAATAAGCTCAGGGGCACCTGGACGAACTTCCTGATACTCCGGGAAAAGAGCTGTCACATTGCCCTCGCCAGCCTGAACAAAGCCTCCACTTACCGCGTCATGCTGAAGACCATTCTGCTCTGCATAAATCTCAAGTGCAGTCTGGAAAGTACCAACTTGACTGGTCTTTGCCATCTTGATAATGTCCTCCTGGGCAGAATGAGCCAGAAAGCCACCCGTTTCGTTTTTCTTTTCATTGTCAAACACATTATGCTTCATTTCGGTTTTTCCTCCTTTAGAATCATCGTTTTTATCTTCGGGCTTATCCGGTTCCCCGAAAGCCTGTCCGAACATTGCATAGATTACATTTTTCTGCTTTTCACTGAGCGTATCAAATATCTGCTCAACTGTTTCTTCATCTTCTTCCGTTTTTTCTTCAGAAGTTTTACCTTCCTGCGTTTCGGACTTCTCTTCTTTTTCATCCGCAGAATGATAAATCATGATATTCTCATCATATCCAATAATCATGCGATCTTCCGAAGCGTCGCCATGCTCCATGACAGAATCAATGAATGCGCCTGGATTAGCTCCAGCCAGAACAAGACTCAATTCATAAATAACGCCATGTACCACATTTGCTCCTGCCTGTTTAAGTTGACCGGCACAAATGGAAAGTGAACGAACATCTCCATGCTTCACTAATTTCTTTGCAGCAAGTCCAGATTCACTGTCATTGAAACTACAATAAGCATAAACACCCTCGTCACGATTTTCCAAAACCGCATGACCGAGCACGCGATTAGGATCGGAATGGGTGTGCCCCCAAACCAGCGGAACTGTTTTTCCATTCTGGTTTTTAAACGCATCTTTTTTGATGGTTCGACCATCAACACAAAGAAGATCGTTTCTAGTGGCCCAGCCACTAAAATCATATTT